CTTGTTGTATGATGTTGTATTATTAATGAATCATTATAATCAATTTGTTGATATATTTTTGTAAGATTAAATAAAGACATTTTAGATTCATCTCTAAATGCATGAGACTCTGTTCTAGGAAATTGTCTATAATATTCGTTAAGAGCATCTGCATCGTTTTTTAAAGAATTAACTTCATTTTGCCAATATTCAATAGCTCCTACCTTAATCATTTGATTATCAATACCTAACACAGGTTTAGGTGGTGAGTATAAAACAGGCATACCAAATCTATCAATAAATCCTTCCATGTTCCATTCCATAGGAATAAACAAATTGTATAATCCACTTTTAGTCTGTCCATTGGCATTTCTTTTAATAGCATTTGAATCTTCAAATAAACTTTTAAAATTATCTCCACCTTTACTTAATGCATTAGACGTTGAACCCATCATGCATTTACCAATAATTTTACTACCTAATCTTAAACAAGTTTTTGTAACTCGCCAATTATTTAAAATATTGTTTGGCTTTAACCATTTGCCACTTTCATCATGTACTAATAATAAAAGTTTTTCACCATCATAAGAGTTATCATCTGTGTTTTTCCAATCTATAGTAGTATCTAATCCGTCAAGTTCTTCATTCTCAACAAGATACATATTCTTTTTTGTAATTTTAGATGCAGGTATTCTAAACGCTAATTCAGTTTTAGGTTTATCCATACCATCTTGTATAGGTTTAAAAAAGAATGGTAAGTTATTACCAATAGGAACAACTTTATCTGTAAACATTTTTTTAGCATCAGAACCTGTTTTTGAAAGTATACCTACTCTTGCGTCTTTAGCTAAAGTACCTGTGTTTACACATTCAGAAGAACCCATAAAAGAAAATCCTGAACGTCTTATTTTTAAATAACATAATCCAAAACTCCTTACGTCAGCCTTACATGCTTCCCAATAAATAAAAAACAATCTATTAGCTTCTCTATAATCAGGAAAGCCAACATCTATTTTAGTCCATTGTAAATACATATAATGTGAGCCGGTAATATAAGTAGGATTACCGTTATTATAAAACCAATAACCTTGTTCTCTAAAATCAAATTCTTTTTCAATATAATCTACCCATTGATTTTTAAACACAGAGTTTTGATTATTCCATTGAAATATTGAAGCAAGTCTTTTTAATACTTTGGGATATTCTTTTCGTTCCCAATATTGATTTTCTTTAGCTTTATCTCTTTTGTGTACATATTCAGGAACTTTAGGCAATGCAATATCTACACCATTCATTTGAATAACCTTACCTATAGTGCCATCAGTTGATATAACAACTATACCGTATTTTTCATCAAATCCATATTTCCAAGACTTTCTTTTGTTTTTATTCGTAAGAACAGACTTTGGAATTACATCATGTAATTCTGTATATAATTTACTTAGACCTTCTTTCTGCAAAACCTTGATTGGTGTTAGTTTTATTTAAACCTTTGCTTTCTATATTAATAACTTCTTGTTCTTGTTCTATACGAGATAATATTTCAAACGCATCAAATATAGCAAGTTTTTTTGTTGCTGCTGCATTTTTTAATCTATCAGCTGATATATCATCTTCAGTTCCGGTAACAATTTTTTCTTTTGCTACATTAATTAATTCTTCTACAGCAATTTTAGCTGCTTGTATAATTTTTAATTTTACTTCATTACTACTCATAATTTAACTGTTATAAATTGTGACATAATACGATACATTAAAACCCCATCAATAGTAAATTCATATTCACTTTCAGGTTGAAAAGCAACTTCATCTCCTTCTTTTATCCCATGATAAATTAACTCTTTATTAGGATATTTAACAATACCAACAAGAGGTTCGTATTTAACTATTTTATCTATGTAGTAATCTTTACTTAATATAGGTTCTACAAAACAATACTTATCATGTGCATGCCATTTATTATTGTTTTTATATAAAAAAAATTGGTCGTTCTCTATAAAAAATAAATTATCTTTAAAATAACTTTTACCACTTTTTTCATAACCTTTCATGTCATAATATATTTTAAAAACATTATGATGAACTAAAAGAGTATCGTTTATTTGTATAGGTCCACAATAATTTAAAGGTAAATTTTTAACAACAGCATAACGGTTTGAGAATTTGTGGTCTTCTTGAGAAGTACTTACAATTAGTTCTACATCGCCATGAGTTCTAGTGTTATCGTATCGTTTTCCTTTTAAAGGTTCTACGATAAAGCTGAAGGGTGATTGCATTTGATTTCATTAATTAAAGTTTATATTGAATTCTATAGAAACAGGCATTGTCTCATTAAATGACTTCCATAGTTTGATTTCGTTTTTTTGAATAATATAGATATTGTAATAAGAAGTTTTTGAATCATACTTAATTAAATGAATAGTATAATTTCCACCTAATACGTCTTGACCTACTAAATAATGCATAGCACCGGATTTATAATCAGGTCCTACTGAAATTTTTCTTATATCCATTATATTAAATTTATAGACTAGCTTAAATCTTCTATTCTATATCGTATTTTTATGTTGACACCACCGCCACCTGTACTTGTATTAGGTCCGCTGAATTTTATTCCCTCATTAACTCTACATTGTCCATTAGAAGAATTATCTGTTATAACTTTTGATAAACTTTGATAAGTACTTGAAGATGAATTTATAATATTACTTTGAATATCACCAAACGGTCTGAATTGAGTTGCAGATGAGCCAATATAAGAAATATATAAATCTGATGCAAAAGAAAAAGCAGGTGCTGTATAGTCTAAATAAATTAAACAACTATCAAGTACAATAACTTTACCTGCACCCGGTGCAGGTATTATATTTATCGGAGTTGTACCTAAACTTTTCATAAATGAATTAGAAACATTAACCGCAGCAATTAAATATTCTGAAGCACTATCTACCCATTCTAACTCTGTGTTAGCTGCATTTTTAGCCAACACTTGATTAGCTGTACCTAAATTATTACCTCCATCTGCAATTCCGTCAGTAAAAAAGTTTAGCCACCTTGTAACAGAACTACCTAAACTTTGTGTTTTGTCAGTTGTAGGAATAATTGGTCCTAAAGAATTTATCTGTCCTCTTGTAGTTATATTAGTAGGTAATCGTAGTGTAGTAGTAAGACCTGTAGTTGAAAGTTCTACTTCATTTATTGTTCCTTGAACAACTAATGAATCTCCATTTGTTACAGATTCTGTGTTAAAATTAAAAGAACTCATTCCTGTTACAGAAATTGTTTGCCACTCTAATCCTGTATTACCTGAATTTTTAGCTAGTACCTGATTAGCAGTTCCTAAATTATCAGCTCCATCTGCAATACTTCTTGTCCATAAATCTCTCCACCTTAAAGTTGAGCTACCTAAATCTTGTGTTCTGTCAGTTGTAGGAATTATTTCTCCTAAAGAATTTATATCTCCTCTAGTAGTTATGTCAGTAGGAAGTCTATAAGTTACAGTTCCTCCTGATTGAGCTAATTCAATTTCATTAGCTGTTCCTGAGAAAGTAGCTGTTTGACCATTTCCAATCGTTTGAGGAGTTGTTCCGTCACTAAGAATCCAACTAGACATTGTCCCTGTTGCAGGTGTAAGCCACTCTAAGGCAGTATTACCTGCATTCTTACCTAGTACCTGTCCTGCTGTACCAACGCTGTTAGCACCATCTGCAAGACCGTCAAAAAATCCGTTTAACCATCTGTCAGTTGTACCACCAAAATTAAAAGTTTTATCAGATGTTGGTAATATTGCTCCACCACTATTAAGCTGTCCGGGAGTTGTAATGTTTGTAGGAAAACTATAAGTTACTGTATCAGTAGCTGTTGTGGTTGCTACTAATTGATTTGCTGTACCTTCAAACGTAATAACATCACCATCAGATATTGTTTGTGGAGCTGCACCATCAGTTATAGAAAATGATGTCATTGAACCACCTCCTGATTGAGCTACCCACTCTAACTCTGTATTAGCTGCATTCTTACCTAGTACCTGACCGGCTGTACCTAAATTATTCTGTCCATCTGCAATTCCCTCAGTAAAGAAATTTCTCCACCTTGTAACTGAACCACCTAGATTTTGTGTTTTGTCAGTTGTAGCAATTATTGGTCCTAAAGAATTTATCTGTCCTCTAGTAGTAATATTGGTAGGAAGTCTTAAAGTAGCTGTACCGCCTGATTGTGCTACCTCTACTTCATTAATTGTTCCTGCAATTGTAGCTGTTTGACCATTACTAATTGTTTCTGCTGTAGTTCCATCACTAAATTCCCAAGAATTCATTGAACCACCACCTGCTTGAGTTTGCCATTCTAAAGCTGTGTTAGCTGCATTTTTAGCAAGAACCTGTCCTGCTGCACCTATTGAATTACCACCGTCAGCAATTCCTTCAGTAAAAAAGTTTTGCCATCTAGCAGCTGTACCGCCAAGATTAAACGATGCGTCAACAGTTGGAATAATTGCTCCTCCACTATTTAATTGACCCGGCGTTGTTATATTTGTAGGAAAGCTAAATGTTAGTGTTCCTGAATTTTCAATTACGCCTATTTGATTTGCTGTACCTGTAAAAGTAATTGTATCTGCATTGCTTATTATTGTTAAGTTTGGAGGAGTTTCAGAATCTGAAACTTTAAAGTTATTCATTGAACCACCTCCTGATTGAGCTTGCCATTCTAATCCTGTATTACCTGAATTTTTAGCTAGTACTTGTCCTGCTGTACCTAATGAATTAGATGCATCTGCAATTCCCTCAGTAAAGAAATTTCTCCACCTTGTAACTGAACCACCTAGATTTTGTGTGGCATTAGTAGTTGGTATTATTGGTCCTAAAGAATTTATCTGTCCTCTAGTGGTTATGTTAGTTGGCAGACGTAATGCAGCTGTTCTAGCTGCAGGATTACCTACTTCTATTTCATTAGTAGTTCCTACAATTCCTAAATCTTGTGTAGCTAAATCTACAGTAAATGTAGGAGTAGCTGAACTTGTTAATCTAACGCCTAACGTACTTCCTGAAGCTACGTCTGCCCATTCTAGACCTGAGTTTGTAACACTTTTTCTTAAAAATTGTAAAGCTGTACCTGTACTATTGTTTTCGTCAGCAATACCTGTTACAAATAAATTATTCCATTTTAAAGCTGAACCACCTAAATTATATGTAGCGTTTGCTGTTGGTAATATTGGACCTCCACTATTAAGCTGTCCGGGAGTTGTTATGTTAGTTGGAAAAGCAATTTGCATTGTTTGTGCACCATCACCTGTTGTAGTGATTTGATTAGCTGTTCCTAAAATTCTTAATGATTGTGTTGGTATGTTAACTGATGTAGTACTTGTATCATAAGAACCTCCTAAATCATCTCCCGCCTCAATATAAGTTTTTATAGCTAAGGTGCTAGCAATGTTTGTGTTACTAGCACCTGCTAATGTTGTGGATGTTATAAGAGATGTACCTGATAAAGCTCCATTTAAAACAGTTGTACCATTTGAAGTAAAACTTGTTGCAAATGTTCCTGTAGTTGCTGTAAGAATGTTTACGCTTGCAGTTCCACATAAATATAGATTTCTCCATTTTTTTGTTACACTACCAATATCATATGTACAATCAATTGAAGGAATTAACGAAACTGATATATTACCAAATAAGTAACCGCTTAAAGCATCTACTGTAACTGTTTTTGTTGCTAAAGATGAATTATAATCTGTTAAAATTAAATAATCATCTGCTACCGGTGTAATATTTGGGTAACTTGTAGTATCGCTAATCTTTGCCATTTATTCTACTTTTTCTAAGGGTTTAGTGTCTTCTGTTTTTTCAGCAGCAACTTCTTCAGCAGATTTAACTTCTCCTGTTTGCATGTTGATACTACTATCTTGTCCGTACTTTTCAATCAATTCTTTTTCAATAACTCCAAATTCAGATTTAATAGCATCTATATCTTTACATAACTGATATTGCATTAATACTCCATCAGCTATTTGAATTTTAGCTTTGTTGAAATCTGTTTGTTTGTCTTGAATTGATTTTAATTCTGCGTCTGTTAATTTTTTCATGATTTAATTTTATTATTTTGTTATACATTAATTTGCAACAAAGATAAGAAAAAATAAATTGTAAAAAAACTCTAACAATTACTTAAAGCAGAAGTCCATGAGCTTCCATTCCATAGTCTACAGCTTGTACCATTAGAATACCAACCGTTTGATGCATTAGCTGTTCCTGCTGCATTAGCATAAAGATTTGTTTGAGTCATAAAGTTTGCATAAGTACCCGGTGTATATACAGTTGCAGTATCTTCAGTTTCACAAACTGAAGAACAACTTGCTCCTCTACCACCTAGATATTTAGGTGTTATTGCAGTATTTGAACTAGCATCTTTATCATATCCATAAAATGAATTAGTTGCTACAGGAGTTGTATTAGGTGGATAAGAAGGACTAGCTGTATTTATAGCAGGATAAGATTGTCCTGAGCCATATGCATTACCACCTGCAACTAAATCACGAATTGAAATTCCTCCTGTAATAGTCCCTGACCCCCATGTACCATAAGCACATTCTCTAGCCATATTTAAAAAATCTAAAGCACCTGATGTAGGTATTCCCATTATTTATTTTTTAGTAAATCAACTTCTGCTTTAAGCTCTTTAATTGATTCTATTAATAAAGGAACAAGCTTGGCGTAATCTACAGTTAAATACTCAACACCATTAGCTTCTTCATTATAAGATATAGGTGCTATTTCTACAACTTCAGGCATTACTTTATAAACTTCCTGAGCATTAACACCCACTTGACGTTCATAATTTTCATAACCTAATTCAGTTGCTACTTTATTTTGTTTGTAATAATATCCTCCTAATTGACATACTTTATCTAAAGCATTATCAATATTACTTTCAAAGTCTTTTAATCTTTCATCAGAATAATAAGCTATTATATTACCTGTACATCTTATAGTATTACTTGCTGCAGCTGATGTTCCTACAGAAAGACCTTTTCCACTTGAAACATAAAAATGTGCTCCCGTAGTAAATACATCACCTTCACCTATAGTCAATTGACCATCACCCCCAAATCCTGTGATTCTTGTAGATACATCTTCAGAAGCATAATTTAGCTCAAAAAAACTAGTCGCAGAAACATTAACTTGTTCATACAACCCGCCAAATATAACAGCACCACTTGTTGTATTAAATGATAAATTAGCATTACTACTTAAACCTGTAGCACTAGACCAATAAGGAATTCTATTAGTTGCACCTGAACCTGTTACAGTTCCTGAGTTAGTAGTGTATCCACTATTATTACTCCATTGTGATATATTACCTGATTTATTAGTAAATGTTTGTGTATTACTTGCAGTAGTTGTACCTGCATTAGTAGTATAACCTGCACCATTAGTAAGTTGATTATTATTAGTAATAGTACAATTCAGAGTTACTGAACCTGAAGTACCGCCTCCACTCATTCCTGTCCCCGCAGTAACACCTGTAATATCACCTACACTTGTAGTATATCCTGAGTCATTAGTCCATTGTGATATATTACCTGATTTGTTTGTAAAAGTTTGAGTATTTGAGGCTGTCGTTGTACCTGTGTTAGTAGTGTATCCTGCTCCGTTAGTTAATTGATTATTATTAGTAATAGTACAATTCAATGTAACAGTACCTGAAGTACCGCCTCCACTCATTCCTGTCCCCGCAGTAACACCTGTAATATCACCTACATTAGTAGTATAACCTGCTCCGTTAGTTAACTGATTGTTATTGGTTGGAAATCCTGTAGCAGTTAATGTACTTAATCCATTTCTTGTTAACGTAAGTGTACCTGAAGCATAAGAAGCTCCTGAAACGTAATAATTACTATTGTCGTCATTTGGATTAAAAGTAATTGTATCTGTGGTAGCATTAGTAGTAATAGTCATACCGCCGGCAGCAACAAAAGTTAAAGTATCATTATTACTATCAGCAACAACAGTAGATTGACCGCTTACTGCAATATTTTTAAATATAGCCTGTGATGAACCTTTATCTGCATTAGTTAAAGTTACTGTTCCACTTGTCCCTCCACCTGACATACCACTTCCTGCGGTAACTCCTGTAATATCACCTACATTTGTAGTATAACCTGCCCCATTAGTAAGTTGATTGTTATTAGTAATAGTACAATTTAACGTAACTGTTCCACTTGTTCCTCCCCCCGACATACCTGTTCCGGCTGTTACACCTGTAATATCACCTACACTTGTAGTATATCCTGAGTCATTAGTCCATTGTGATATGTTTCCTCCCTTATTAGTAAAGGTTTGAGAGTTAGAAGCAGTAGTTGTTCCTGTATTAGTAGTATAACCCGCACCGTTTGTTAATTGGTTGTTATTTGTTATTGTATTACTAATAGTAAGAGTACCTCCACTTAAAGTAGAAGTTAATTCTGTCTGTATACCTGAACCTTGAGCAAAAGTTACAGTTTCTCCATTAGTTACTGTACTTGTTTCTGTACCATTACCTTCTTTAAGAATCCAAGAAGACATAGAACCTCCTGATGATGTTACATATCCACTATCATTTGTCCATTGACTAATATTACCTCCTTTATTTGTAAACGTCTGTGAGTTTGATGCAGTTGTTGTTCCCGTATTTGTGGTGTATCCTGCACCATTTGTTAATTGATTATTGTTGGTTATACTATTATTAAAAGTAACAGTTTCATTACTAGCTTGATTCAGCGTAATTGTTCCTCCACCCGTTAACCCTGTCCCCGCAGTAAGTGTAATAGTTGCATTGTTAACTGTAGGTAATGAGCCTGAAGTTATATATCCTGAGTCATTAGTCCATTGTGATATATTACCTGATTTGTTTGTAAAAGTTTGAGTATTGGTTGCATTAGTAAAACCTGTAGCAGTTAATGTACTTAATCCATTTCTTGTTAATGTTAATGTACCACCTGATTGTGATGCACCTGAAACGTAATAATTACTATTATCATCATTTGGATTAAATGTAATAGTATCTGTAGTAGCATTAGTAGTAATAGTCATACCTCCTTCAGCTGCAAATGTAATCGTATCATTATTACTATCAGCAACAACAGTAGATTGACCGCTTACTGCAAAGTTTTTAAATATAGCCTGTGATGAACCTTTGTCACTATTTGTGATTGTAACAGTACCTGAAGTACCCCCTCCACTTATACCCGAACCTGCAGTAACACCTGTAATATCTCCTACATTAGTAGTATAACCTGCACCATTTGTTAATTGATTATTATTAGTTATTGTATTATTTAATGTTACACTTCCTGATGTACCTCCACCGCTTAATCCTGTGCCTGCCACAACAGCTGTTATATCACCTTGTGGTAATGTTGATAAAAGTATTAAATCACCTTCACCATTTATATAATCACCCGTATCCCCTTGAAAAGTTATAGCTAATGTTCCACTAGTTGTTACAGGAGTACTTATAATAGATATTGCATCTCCTTGAGATGATAATCCTACACTTGTTACAGTTCCTGTATTTGTAGTGTAACCTGCTCCGTTAGTTAACTGATTATTGTTAGTAATAGTATTATTAAAAGTAACAGTTTCATTACTAGCTTGATTTAAAGTAATAACACCACCTCCTGACAATCCTGTTCCGGCTGTTAGTGTTATTGTTGCATTATTAACTGTAGGTAAACTACCTGCTGTTATATAACCGGAATTATTAGTCCATTGAGATATATTACCGCTTTTGTTTGTAAAAGTTTGAGTATTGCTCGCAGTAGTCGTTCCTGTATTAGTAGTATAACCCGCACCGTTAGTTAACTGATTGTTATTGGTGATACTATTATTAAAAGTAATAGTTTCATTAAACGATTGATTTAAGGTTATTGCACCCCCTCCGGTAAGTCCTGTTCCTGCAGTAAAAGTTATTGTATTATTATTAACTGTAGGTAAACTACCTGAGGTTATATAGTTTTGGTCTTTCACCCACGCAGTAGAAGGGATTCTTGTAGAATCATCACTTGTTGATGGTGCGGAGACAGTTGCTGCTGCAAGAGTCGTAGTACTACTAACAGATAAAGTACCTGTTATTGCCTGACCCTGTAAAAATCTTATAGCCATAAGGTGTTAAATTAAATTATTTACGCCACCTTAGTCACTAAACATCTAGCACCGTTAGTTGATATAGCTGCAGAAGAGATTAAGGTTAAAGCATTAGTACTTGTTCTTTGAACTTCTAAATATAAAGTATCATATGGTGATGCATTATCATATACTTGTACTGCCACATCTCTTGTTCCAAAGTTATGTGATACGGTATAAGAAGTAGCAGAGTTATTTCCAATGTTCTGTGCATATGAATGACTAGAGCCAACACATGCTTCAACCGCTGTACAGAAGTCAGATACTTGTGATGCAGTAATACTTATTGCTGTAGCTGCCATTGCAGTTACAAGACCTTTAGCATTTACTGTAGCTGTTAAAGTATTAGATGCACTTCCGAAACTTCCTACAGTACTATTAACAGTTGCAAGAGTTAAACCTGAGGTTACGTCAGCTGAACCATCAAAAGTTACCGACCATGCAGCATCTCCTGTTGCTGAAATACTTCTTGCAGTAATAAGTTTTGTTGCTGTAGCAGCATTACCTGTAATCTCTCCTTCTACGTTTGCTATTAATGTTCCTATATTTGCAATAGTTGCTGTATTACCCGGTTTAGTTGTTGCATTACCTAATCTAAATTTTGGTGAACTTGCAGATGCTGATGATGAAGCGTCATAAAATAAAGTAGGGTAATAATCTGTTGCTGATATTACATAGTTACCAAAGAACCCTATATCAACTGAGTTAGCACCTCCCCCCGCAACGTCATTGCCATTGGCGTACTCCATCATGTTATCTTCAATAGATACTGTTGTACTATTTATAGTAGTTGTAGTTCCATTAACCGTTAAGTTACCTGCGATAGTTACTGTTGAACCATCATCAGTAACAGACGAGTTAGTTAACTGATTGTTACCATTATCCCATTTCATTAATGAATTTCCACTTAATGAACCTGAATTTTTAAGACTTAAACTTCCTGAAGTAGTTATTGTACCTCCTGCTAAACCACCTGTTGCAGGTGTTGCTATTGAAGTAACTGTACCTGAATTATTTGAGAATGGTAAATCCCCTACTAAATGTCTTTGTACTGCAACAGAAGAGTCAACTTGTGCTAAGATTAGAGAATCTGAGTCTAAAGATGTTCCTTCTGCGTCAGCAGCATCAGAAATTAATCCTGTTGTACTGTAATCAACCGCAACAGCTCTTGCTGTACTACCGTTGTAAGCAGTCATAGTTAATCCATTACCTGATGTAAGGTTTGCTAAATTACTTCCTAACGCAACACCACTAATAGTAGAGTTTGCTAGTCTATCGTTTGCTATTCCTCCTGCAGAAATTCCAAATGCTAAAGTTCCTGAAGTTGTTATTGGTGAGCCTGATACTGTTAATCCATTTGCTGCTGATGCCGCAACTGAAGTTACAGTACCTAGATTAGTTGTTGCACTAGTATTAATAGTTACTGTAGTACCACTTACTGAAGTTGTAACATTAGTTCCACCTGTATAAGTAAATGTACCTGAACCTGTAATTGCAGTACCTGAACCACTATCTGCTGCATTAGTAATACTTGTTACTGTACCTGAATTATTACTAAAAGGTAAGTCACTTACATTACCAAAGCTTACATCACTTAATGAATCAGAGAATAATATTTTAGAAGCTGTTGTTATTGCAGTACCTGATAAATCTTGAGCTTCAAGAATAACGTTATCTGCACCTGCATAATCTACAGCTACTGTAGGAACAGGTCCTGTTGCATTAGCAATTGATATACCTGCCCCTTCTGTTAATCCTGTTATGTCACCTACATTAATTGTTTGAAGAGCACCTGTACCATCTATAAATTGAGATGTTGTACCTGCACCTGCTATAGTAATAGTTCCTGAAGATGTTATTGGACCTCCTGAAACTGATAAAGCTGAAGGTACTGCCAACTGAACACTTGTTACTGTTCCTTGTGGTAATGTTGATAAAAGTATTAAATCACCTTCACCATTTATGTAATCAAGTGTATCTCCTTGAAAAGTTATACCTAAGTTTCCACTAGTTGTTACGGGTGTACCTATAATTGCTATTGCATCTCCTTGAGAAGTTAATCCTACTGATGTTACTGTACCACCCCCAATAGCTGCACTTAATTGAGATAAGTTAGCGTATTTTACATTAGAATCACTAGCATCAGAAATAATTACTCTATCTGTTGTTGCTAAAGTTAATGCTGTACCATCAGCTGCTGCTAATATAATATTGTCAGCACCATCATAATCTACAGCTACTGTAACATTCCCTGAAGTTCCTCCTCCGGAAAGACCTGCACCTGCAGTAACTCCTGAAATATCTCCTGAACCATCTAAAACAATCCATGATGTTCCGTTGTATACATTAAAAGAGTTTGATGTTGTGTTAAAGATAAATTGTCCTGCATAACCTGCCGGATTAGACGCTAAGTTTTGAGCTGCTACATTTTGTATCTCATTTGTGGTTAGGTCTAAATTGTTTAAAAATCTGATTGCCATGTTTTTTTATTTATTAATTTAAAAATGCTTTTCCTGTAAATGCTGCTGAAAAACTAATTGTCAGCTGATTCGCAGAGTTATATACTACTTGTCCAAATCCGGTTGCAAAAGGTGTGTTCGCTGAATCCGTAACTGCAACCGCAGGGTACGAATTTAAGTTGTGCACAATAACCCAAGTTGCTGAAGCAACATTTTGATTGTGTATATATGTTGTCGCTGCTGAACTTCCTTTATACGTCAACAAAGATATAAAATAATTAGTATTATTAATTAGGCTACCATTACCTGTGGAATAAGTAACTCCTATGTCCCAAAAGTTAGGTTCTGCTCCGTTTACTACAGCTGAATTCCATGTGTATAAACCGAAAACAGAAGGATTACCAACTTGAGAAATTAATACAGTTGAGCCAACTAATGGATTTGTATAATAAGAACTTACATCTACATTATTGTTGATTTGAAACTTACTTAATAAAAATGAAGTTAAAGAGCTAAGAGGTACAATACCTGCATTTAATGTTGAAAATCCTAAAGTTCCATTTAACCTAACATCACCTGCTTCTAAGTCTTGATACTTATAGCGTAATGCTTGGTCTTCTATTTTGTTATATGTATTTAAGAATACCGCTACAGCATCAGCTGAAAAGTTTTTAGTTGCATTTGCGTTTGCTGAATCTGTACCAATCCATTTATCCTGACCAACTACAGGGCTAGCTAAAGGATAACTTTCAATTTTTGCCATTACTTTCTTTTTATTCTATTTGCTTTTTCATAAGACCTTCCTCCAAAATATGAAGCTATTACAGTCATGAGAGTTAATTTTAATAATTCTTTCCATTCTGCGTCTACTGCAAAGGTAACAAATCCTGAGTCAATAAATATTAACATCATAGTACAAGTTATAAGAAAGATAAGTACCATAGGACGTACTGATTTTGTAAGCTTGTTATCACTAGCCATATCATGCTTCCACCTTTCACTTACGTTCTTTTGTTCGTCAGCTTCAGCACTAATAAGAATTTTAGTCATTTCTTTATGAAACGCATCTTTTTCTTCTTTTGTTTGTATAAACTTGTCTGCTATATTTCCTACTGCTGAAATTTTACTTAGTATATCTATCATATGTCTTTATATTCGTTTTTTGCATCAAAACTAGGACATGCTTTAGTTGAAAAATCTCTATGTCCATGTACAGTAGATTCCGGATGAGCTAGCTTTAATACTTTTAACAAAGATAGTAAACTATATTTTTGTTCTTCTGTTCTTGTATCTTCCCAATTTTCCATGTCTTTATCCATACCTCCAATGTAGCATATACCTATACTATCATAGTTATGTCCTTTAGCGTGAGCACCATATTTATCAACCATACGTCCATATTCAATCTTACCATTTAATTTAATAACATAGTGGTATCCTATATCGTCCCATCCGTTTCCTTTAACATGCCAATCTCTTATATCTTCAGCACTAAAGTCCTTGTTTCTTGGCGTTGCCGAACAATGAACTATTATTTTATTTATTGGTCTCATTATAATTATATGTTTTTAATCCATCTAAAAGTTTTCTTGTACCATCTATTGTCCCTTTTGTTTTGTTTTGTTTCACATACGTTACAAATAGAATCAGTAACAACCATTCTTACAGTATCAACAATTTCTCTTAATATTATTTTGTAATTATACTGAACACTATCACTATCTAATTTTATAGTATTTAACTCATACATATTACTTAAGTTCCATATACTGTCTGTATAAATTTTATGAATATTTTTTATGTCTCTTTTCTTTCTCCACAAGTCTTGTTCTAATAAAACTTTTTCTTCTCTATTGCTTATTATTGTTTTTACTGTATTGTCTACCGAAAGAAATAAACTATCTACATTTTTAGAATAAATTTTTATTTCATTTAATTCTTCTTCAACTGATAAACAAGATGTTAGAGCAAGTAACAATATAAAACATTTAATTTTCATTTAAGTTTTCTAATGTTTCAATAAATTTATCGTTTAGTTTTTTATAATCACTTCTTAAAACAATTACTTCTTCTTGCAAATTTTCAATTTGATTTGTAAGAGTAGTTTTATTGTCTATATACAAATAACCTATTGCAATAATGCAAAAAAACAAACCTCCTGCTAAAGGGTTAGCAGCAAAGTCTTTAAAGTTTATTGGTGATTTCATCAATTTAATTGATGTTACTTTTTTTTATGCTTCCACTTATATAATCTAATGACTGAGTAAGATATCGCTAAGACAAGCGAGATGAACGTTAAATATTCATTACAATCTGTTATAGAAAAGCCTATAGCTCCTGCGTTAGGTATTACTACCTCCAATGTATCCTTTATATCGCTATTCATTTTCAATTTAACATTTTTTAACATAAACGTATGTATACGTTAATGTGGTTGACCAAGAGTTGTTTTGTGTGTATTCCATAATTATTATTTTACCAAAGAGCTATTAAATTAGCGTTTGCTATTGCAGGACTAGCAAATACTTGTACAACTTGTACCGGTAATACTTCTCCTACAGGAAAATTAGCGAATGTTATAACTTGACCTCCAACTGTTCTTACTTTAATATTTACATGTCGTGGGTCAGCTGTTCCTTGTCCATATACAGGAACTCCCGGAGTTGCAGGGTCATTATTAATATCTTGTACAAACTGTGTGCTTGTTCCAACATATACTAAACATCCTTGTGCTCCTGTTCCTGAATTAACCGCACCCGGTGCTGCCTGTGGAGGATTAGCTGCATAAATAGTATAATTCTTTCCTGTTGGTAAAGCTGTTCCTACTTGTATGTCTTCATCACTTTTTACAGCTGTAACTAAAGTTGCTGTGCTGTCTGTATCATTATAAACTATATCGCCAACGGATACTCCTAGTTTAGATACAAATCCATTTCCTCTTATATCAACAGCTTTACCTGTAGGGAATAAATTATTATTTACTAAAAGAGTATTTGAAACAGAACTATCAGGAGTTTTAATCCCTAATATTGCTCCCGCTGTACCGTCTGTAGTATTATTTGCTACATTACCTGCTTTTATAAATTGTCCTGCTCCGACTATATTGCCTGATTGAGCTTGAGTAGAACTTAATATAAAATTATCTGTAGTACAATTGATTTCACCATTAACTGATGCACCATCTGTCGTAAATTGTCTAATCTGTGTAGTCACGCCACTATCTATAAGTGACCCTGCTGATGCACCTGTTGTAACTGAACTAACAATTAATAAAGATGGGTTTGGTATATATATTGTATCACTTGGAATTATCTTCACAGATGACACAACATTAACCATATTTTTTAAATACGACATATTTTTTAGTTTACTTTATTAATAATTATTCTTAGAAAGTTAAAATATCTGCTTTTTTCCAAGTGTTTGTTGCTGTACACACATAAATTGCATCAGTTGTGAATCTAATTTGTCCTGCAACTCCTGCTGCTCCTGCTGATGCAGGTGCTCCATTCATTCCTGCTACATTTAAAGTTTCTGAAGTTACAGATGTTGCTCCTGATAAAGCACCTGTCATAGCTACGGTTACAACTCCTAAAGTAGTTACGTCAGATAGTGTTCCTGCAATAGATGCATTTCCATTTATATCTAAAGTTCCACCCTCAACTTCACCTGTTGCTGTAACTGTTGCTCCTGTTACAGCTCCTGTTGCTGCGACATTAGCTGCTGATACATCTCCTGTTGCTGCTAATGATACTGATGTTAAAGCTGTTGTAAATGCTCCATTAACACCTGATACATTTCCTGAAGCAGCTACATCTACAGCTGCTAAATTTCCTGTAGCTGTTAATCCACCTGTTAAATTAATTAATGCTCCTACTTCTGCCATAATAGAATCAGTAACAGTATTAGCATCTAGCCATTTTGAAATTTTTCCTGCTGTTCCTGAACCGTCAACACCTCCACCTGCTGTTACAGTATCTTGGATATCTTGCATTGTAAATATTGTTCTGTTTGCATTTAAAGATGCAGAACCTCTGTTTTCTGTATCAACAGTAGATTTTACTGTATGAAATTTTTGACTGCTTGGTATTGTTGCCATTTTTTTTTATTTATTTGTTTTGTTATATATTAGTTTTTTTTATAAGGAAAAAGTCTATTCAATGAATCTCTTCTATTATTACATCCACAATCTTTAACTCCAACTGATGCAGCTACTTTTTTTACTGCTGTTTCAATTCCTGTTGCTTTAGTTAGCTTCTGTATTGAATCTCCTAATCCTTTACTTTTTGCCACCTTTTTTTTTCTTTTTTACTTCTGTATTACAAGAACACAGTTTATAAGGACAGCTTATTACATCAAATAAAAGTTTAGCTATTAACCAATTCCATCCACATTGAAATTTACACCACATTGACTTCATCTTTATTTTGATATATGTTTACTGTTATTGCCTAAATGTTCAGCATACTTCATATGATGGTCTCCACCATAAGCATGACCTGAACTTTTCTTTGACATTGCCTTACTTTCATTTCTTCTGCTTTTCAATGACTGAGACTTCTTACCATGTCTAGCACCTAACGAATCATCTAATCTTGAATTATAACCTTGTTTATCCATTTTTTCTTTTTAAATTTATTATTATGCATTCCTGCTTCTACGCATTCCTGCTTGTGCTTTTCTTGCCATTCCTTTTTTACCGTACTTGTTTGCTCCTATACTATAAGCAATAGCTTGTGCAGCTTTCTTAGACTTTCCTTGTCCCATCAACTTCTTAACCATTGTTTTAAATTTACTCATAACGATAATTTATTTGACAAAGATACTAATATTTTATTTTAAATTTTTTAACACTTCCAACGTCTTCTTGCTTGTCTAATTCTAGAGTTAGGGTCATTCCTTGTTTCAGCACTACTATTCTTTAATTGACCTAAGCTTCTTGCACAATAAGACTTTCTTCTCTTAGCTGACTTACTACCTGCCTTAACTTTTCCTGTAACAGCTGTCTTTAATTTAGAACCGGGATTAGCTTTTCTATAAGCTGCTACGCCTTTTTTAGTCATACCTGCTCCTTTTTTAGTAGGACGGTAGTTTGCACCTTTACCTTTTGTGGTTTTTCTTATAGCCATTACTTTTTCTTTGGCACACAGTTAGGTACAGGCTTACCGCCTTTTCCTTTTTTCATTCCGTATGCTATGAATCCTTTCCAACAAGGATTCTTCATTTTTTTTTTCGCCATTAATAACTACTTTTTTTTCTAGATTTAGATTTAGCTTTAACTTTAACTTTCATTTTTGTAGCTTTTTTCTTTGCCATAATTATTCTCTTTGGTTGTTTTGTAAAATTAGTAATAAAAACATTAAAACATTTAAGCCAATAGCTATTATTATGTTCATAATTTTATAGGACTAAAGTAATTAACAGGGTCTATACTATTAGCTGACCATTTGTCATTAATTAATGTTGTATATATCATTTTATCAGGAAGTAGCTGTATTTGCATGTAAATTTTAGCATCTTCACTATGCTCAACAGTAATATAATTAGAGTTACCTCTTAAGTTATTATTTATTCCAAAGTAAAACATACTAAGTAAACAATTTTTGTTTGCAATTGGCTTACAGATGTCAAGAAATTTTTCATAATTATCATCTTCAAAGGTATCATGAAAGATTCCGTCAAACTTTGCAGTTATAGTTGGTATAACATCTATCCAATCCCCTAAAAATACTGTTACGTTAGATTTATCTTCTGCCCAAGCTAGAGCTTTATTGTAATGATGTATGTTTTTTTCTATAACAGTATAAGATTTTACACCTTGAGAGACTATAGCGTCAGCAGATATACCCATTCCAAAGCCTACTTCAAGAATATCACCCCCGTTTCTAGTTATCAATGCAGCATAATCTTGCATTAATTTTGTTTCTGCACTATGCATAACAGGTATGTCTCCATACCATATAGCATTATCTGTGTATTCGTAAATAGAATCTTTTATTGACATTAACAGCTTTCTATTAAAATCATTATTACAGTATTTAAAATAAGAACTAATAATAAATGTTTCATTTTTACTATTTTATATTCTTTCATAACTAAGACCTTCTGCTTCTACCGTATCGTTTTTGCTGCTTAAGTCTTTGCATGTTATTGTTTCCTAAACTAGCTAAACCTGTTACTCTTTGTTTAGTGTTTTTCTTTTTGTTATTCCTGTTAAATTCTGATGGTTTACCTCCCATTACAATATCTTCATCTTCATCTTTTTTACCTCTTAGATAATCAGCAATAAGATTTTTGAAGTTATTATTATTATTATTTTCTTCAGGTGGTGTTTCTTTATTTGTTTCGTCTGCCATAGTTGTAAGTATTTTATATTACTTTTAGGCAAAGATACAATTTAAATTAAATGCATTATAATTATTTAAAATATTGGAGAGTAATTCGTTATTTTATAAAATCTAAATACAATCTCAAAACTAGCGAGCTAGAAATGTTATTGTTTTTACATTCAGAAAAGTATTTTGGTAAAGACAAGTTTAAAGAATTTGACGAATTGCTTAGTTGGAATGTAAATAGATTTGACCAATTACTAAAAAAAGGTTGGATAGAAGTATTCCGAAAAAGAATAGGCAAGCATAAAACTTTATACTCTTTAAGTTTTAAAGCTATAAAAGTTATTGATTCAGTATATAAAAAATTAAACGGAGCACCCTTACCTGAATCTCCTACAGCAAATCCTTTATTTAAAACTAACGTATCATATACAGATAAAGTATATCGTAATCAAATTAAAGAAATGAATAGCTTTATACGACAACAACGACATCATTCTCCCGAAGAATAGAACAAGTCATTCCTTCAAGCACCATTTGATATCCTGCTCGTTTATCATAATATATAATATCACCTGACTTAATAGAACTAACTTCAGTACCCGGAGTTATAACTTTAGCTTTACAATATCTAAATTGTTCTGCATCATGTTCCGATAATAAAAGTCCTGATGAGGTTTTCATTTCTTCTTTAATGTCTTCAGCTATTATGTATTTATTAATTGCTATCATTTGATTCGTATGTTCTTGCCATTGTAATAATAGCGTTAGTAGATAATATAGTAACCGCAACAGATACTGCATTTTGTAATGCGTTCTTTGTAACTTTCATAGGGTCTATAATTCCCATGTCAATCATTTCACCATACATTTCGTTCTTTACATCATACCCTACTCCATCTGCTTTGTTTGGTTGATAGTGTTCTGTAATTGTACTACCTGCATTTTCTAAGATTTGAGTTAAAGGCGAATATAATGAGTTATATAAAATTGCGTCAGCAATTTTTTTAGATTTAGATAATTTATCTGAATCTAATTTTTTCCAACTTTCTACTATATCATATAAAGCTACCCCACCACCCGGTAGTATTCCTTCTAACATAGCAGAACGAACTGCACATACTGCATCATCTACTCTATCAAACAATTCTTTTTGCTCAATATCCGTTTGACCACCTACATATATAACACCTATCCCTCCACTTAAAGAAGCAATACGAGATAATATAAATTCTTTGTCAGCCTTATTAGTTGCTATTTCATGTGCATTCCATAATTGAGATACTCTTTCGCTTACATCAACACCATCATTATTTGACTTAATAAGTATACTAGACTCTTTACCTATAATACATTTATCTGCATGACCTAAGTCTTCATATGTAATTAGAGATAAATCGTCACCTGTTTTCTCAGAAAAGTATTTTGCTCCAACCGACACCGCTATGTCTTGCATTAGCTCATGCTGCTTGTACCCAAACTGTGGTGGACCTATCACGCAAATCTGTAAACCATTCTTGACAACATTAGCAGCTAAAGTATTTACTACGTTTACCGTCATAGGTGCAATGATTAATAATTTCTTTTGCTCATTGATTATTGGTTTAAGAATATTTTCAATCGCTAGGACATTAGATATCTCAGCGTCACTTACTAATATCTCAACATTGTCAAGAACACACTCGTCTTTCTTTTGATTATTAATAAATAATGGAGATGTCCATCCTCTTTCTATTTTAACACCATTAGTTGATTCGCTATATGTTTTACTTGACTCAGATTTTTCTACAGTAACAATACCGTTCTTACCAACCTCTTTATATGTATCAGCTATTACCTTACCTATTGCTTTGTCATTGTTTGCCGATATAACAGCTACGTCAAGT